CTTGGTAGCAGAAGTTTTGTTCAGATAAATAATTGGGACATGCAGCATTACGTTAATGTTGTTTATTCTCAAAAAACCATATTTTTATATGTAGATGAAAATTTATCGACGTTCCTGGACCTTGGATCTAATTTTCAATTTGATAGGGTTATCGAAGGAATTACCCCAACAATAGTAGTTGGGCCAGCATCCAGATCAGTCAATCTTCTTACCAACTCCTCTTTCGAGGATTCAGAATTTGGTTGGCAGGCCACGAATTCTTCTATTGAATACATTACCTCTGATTACTTTTCTGGATCTAAGTGTTTACAAATTACTAAGCAAGCAACATCTAATTCAGGAGTTCAATCAGTAGACTTTTACCCAGTAGTTCCTTATGAGTCATACTATCTTGCAGCGTATGTAAAAATACCTTCATCTAACGAGTCCTCCACCCTGAGTCTTATATGTGAGGAATATGATTCATACGAGTCTGAAAATTTGTTAAAATCAACTACTCAAAATATTGTTTTAAGCAATAATAATTGGCAAAGAGTTAGTTTAGAATTTACTCCAGACATATATACTTCAGTAGTTAGAGTTAAAATTATTCAGCCATCTTCTGGAACAAACGGGCAAAAATTCCTATGCGATGCGCTTCTGCTAGAAAAATCAAATTCTTTATCAACATGGTCAGAAAATCTAAATGATTCAGATCCAATTTTTATTTCAGACATAGGATTTTATTCATACGATATTGGAGATGAGAAAAGATTAAATAGATATTTTTATGGAATATCAGACAACCCAGACGAACTTGCTATAGAGTATGGGGCGGATAGATTTGATATTAATTATTCAAGTAGTCTTTCTGAATCAGAAATAAACATTCTTTCTTCTGAAAATATTTTAAATGCTACTCTAGATAATCTTGCTTATGATCAAACATCACTATTAATGTCTGCCCTATCTACAGAGTCTGTAGTTATTGGAAATGATGGCGGAGAAGCAACACTAAATAAGAATGGAATAAAGTTTTATGATTCTGCATTTCTACCACTATCTCAGATAGGTGGGTACTTTAATCCTATATCATCTACTATAAGATTTCAGACGGTCCTTGACGATAATAGTGGAGATGGAACCGCACTATTAATAGGCGGGGTGCTGAACTGCTACGGCATTGCCTTACAAAAAAGATCTAATAAATTAAAAGTGATGCTTATAGAAGATGTGTCACAGACACCCACCGAACTACTTGAAACAGAAACGTTGTCAAATGGACTTATTAATATTGCATTAAATCTAGAAAATCAAATTTTATCTGCAAAAATTGGGGAGGAAGAGTTTTTATCAATAGATATACCTGTAATTACTTCTAATGCAACACTATCTATCGGTAATATTCCAGAATTATCAGATGCATATCCAGACTATATTAGAAATTTTACAATAGATGGATTAACAGACTTTGCTAATATTAATTGGATTGAGACTGGTAGATATACTCTAAGGCTAAGTAATTCATTAAATATATCTCAAAAATCTACATTTAATTATTCTACCGCAGCACTTCTCCCAGCAAATAACAGTATCGTTACCTTTAATACATCTGCTCAAAACAATATAAAGATAAACAACGTAAACGTAAAAGATATAACATACATACCAGGGTTTAATTATTCTGATCCAGAGCCAATAAGCATAGAAATTACGCTTGTTAGCGAAAATTCTACTACAGATAGAAAGTCGGTAAACAACCTATATGTATCTTCATACAATTCAGAGAGCCTGGTTTCATCGCTATCAAGGTTTAGTTTAGAAAGTAATTCATCAGAAAATATGCCATATATCATGAATGTTATATCATCCAATGTGCTTTCTCATGATGATAATTTAGGATTAAGATTTGATAAATTAATTTCATCTGGATGCAAGGTAGTCTCTAATCAATCAAATACATATGAAGCAATAGAAATTGTTTTCAAGATCAACCTAGCACCTAATAATGGAGAAACGTATACAATATTCGACCTTGCGGGTAGTAGCGATATCAATCTTAAATATGATGATTCAGGATTAATTAAAAATGGAACCTACGATCTATATATTGATGGACAATTAGTATCTAATTTATCCGACATTGATATATTTTCTAGAGAAATCTATCACGCAATTGCTGTATTTTCTTCTTCTCTTTCTTCAGACATACACATAGGATCTAATAAAAATGTAGAAGAAAAGTTCGATGGAACTATAGGTAAATTAAATATATATTCGGTCGCCCCAGCATATATGACAACTTTTGTAGAAGATAAATATTTAGATTTAATTGGGAAAAACGTTAAGACTATAAATGGTGGAACGGCATCAATAAATGATTCATCTGCCACCCAAGAGTACATAAGAGACTCCTTTGGAGAGTACTATGAAATGAAAAACTTGCCAAAGGTCAAAATAGTTTCTGAAATATAAAAAAATGAACCGATATGTGTCATATTTTCATATTTAGAAGGAAAAATGGTACTATGTGTGTATGCCAAAAGTAAAGATAGTTGAAGAAACTGACTACGGACTATACCTATGGGAAATGCCAGATGGAAGTATAGTCGCTGATGATGAAAAGAATTTTCTAAATATACCTGGAAAACGCGGTGACATGAGTAAGATTAAGATAATCACCGAAACAGTTAGATCCTTTGGTATTGAAGAGGGTAAGGCTGTATTCCTTTCTGGACACCGCAGAGTGACAGATGAAGAATATGAATATCAAAAGCAGCGCCTTGAGTGGGGATTAATCCCTGATGAACTAGATTATGGTGCCGCTAGAGATGAACTTATGAACTATAAAAAGGGACTTAGGTAATGCCAGCATCATATGTAGAAGACGATGATTCACAAGAAATCAACATAACTTCTTCCTCTGACTTTTTTAAATTTTCCTCGTCAAAAAGCGAAGGCATGGACCCATTTTTGCTTCCTGCTGAAGAACTTAAGGCATATAGAGGACTTTCTCCTAATTTTAAGAGAAAGACAACGAGAACAATACAAAAATATCATCAGGGCGTTACTGGAGTAAGATCTAAGAAGATTGAAGATCCAGACGTTACTGGATACGTTATGTTTGAGGCTGTAGAGCCTCCATACAACATGGACTATCTCGCTAAAGTTTATGAAGTTTCATCTCCCCACCATGCCGCAGTCGATGCCAAAGTTTCTAATATTGTAGGGCTTGGATACGACTTAATTGAAACTGATGAGACTAAAGACAAGATTGAAGAAATAGATGATACAGATCAAGATAAATTAAATTTTCTTAGAAGAAAAATAACTCGCGCTAAAACTCGTCTAAAGAAAGATATAGATAATTTAAATGAAGATGAGTCTTTTACAGAAACAATGAAAAAAATTCTTACTGATTATGATGCTACAGGAAATGGCTATATGGAAGTGGGTCGTAAGGTAGATGGAACTGTAGGCTACCTTGGACATATTCCTTCAGCAAATATGAGGGTAAGAAGAAATCGTGATGGATTTATCCAGATTGTAAATAATAAAATTGTCTTTTTCCGTAATTATGGAGATACATCTACCCCAGATCCATTAGGAAACGATCCTCGCCCCAACGAGGTACTTCATTTTAAGAAGTATACTCCTACAAATAATTACTATGGAGTGCCGGATATTATTCCTGCCCTGCAAGCACTAGCAGGCGACGAATTTGCGTCTAAGTTCAACCTTGACTATTTTGAGAATAAGGCGGTCCCACGCTACATTATTGTAGTTAAGGGTGCAAGACTTAGCGATGATTCACAAAGAAAACTTCTAGAGTTCTTCCAAACTGGACTTAAAGGTAAGAATCACAGATCACTTTATATTCCATTGCCAGCAGATGATGGAAACACTAAGGTAGAATTCAAGATGGAGCCAGTTGAGGCTGGCGTACAAGATTCCTCATTCAGAAACTACCGCCTTGAGAACCGTGATGAAATACTTATGGCGCACAGAGTTCCTGTGACTAAGGTGAGCATGGGTTCTGGCGTGTCTCTGGCGGCTGCAAGAGATGCAGATAAGAACTTCCGTGAACAGGTAACAAAACCCACCCAGGAGTACTTTGAGAAGAAGATTAATAAAATTGTTCGTGAGTTTACAGACATGTTTTCCCTTAAATTCAATGAACTTAGTCTTACTGATGAGGATACTCAATCTAAGATTGATGAAAGATATTTGAGAATGCAAGTTATTGTTCCAAACGAAGTAAGAGCAAAGAAGGGACTCCCAGCCCTTGATGGTGGGGATACTCCAATAGTTCTTAATGCTCGCGCAGCAGCAGAACAAACTACCCAGGCTACTGGGAATAGAAGAAGAGATCAGGAGCGTCAACAAAATCAGCCCGATATTGATGGAGAGGCAAGAAATCCACAGGGCGAAGGCAGATCTGTGCAATAATTGTGCATAAAATTTTGTATTAATCTGTCTAGTTGATAGAATTTATTTGAGATGGAAATAACTAAATCTTATTGGCATAGTGACGG